GAACCAACGATCGAGGCTGTAATTTTATATAGGGCTACGACTTCGCTACCTTTATTTTTGCAAATGGTAGGGCGTGGATCACGAACAGCAAAAGATAAACAAAGTTTTTATTTATTGGACTTCGGAAATAACGTTCAAAGGTTTGATTTTTGGGAAACGCGAAGATTTTGGGATTTAAAAAAAGCTGAAAAAAGAAACACGATTGGCGCTTCGCCTGTTACTGACTGCAAAAATTGCGGTGCGATTATTTCAAATAAGGCAAAAGGTTGCGACTATTGCGGTTATGCTTTGCCCGAAAAGGAGGTTTTCGACGCTGACGAAATAGCTGAATTAAAACTATTAACAACCGCGCAATTAATGAATGATTCGGATATTTACGAAAAGGTTAAGCTCGTAAAATCGGGGCTATTAAAAGCGTTTTATGTATTGCACCAGCTGAAAACAAAAGACGAAGCCGTTTTATTTTGTAAATTAATGGGCTATAAAGACGGATTTTTATATCAGAACGCGCATAGATTTAAAATTTTCCAATAAAAAGAAACTAAAAAAGGTATAAAAAAATGAAAAAAAGCGAAGATAAGATCCAACAGGAGTGCTGGATGCACCTGATAAACAATTACGGTTTAAAACACCACGAACCGCGTTTGTTGATGTTCAGCGTTCCAAATGATTCGGCAAGCGTTACGGAGCAAATGCGAAAAAAAGCGACTGGCTTAATTGCTGGAGTTTCTGACACTATTATAGTTTTCCCGAATAAGGTTGTATTTTGTGAATTTAAAACGCCTACGGGTAAGCAAAGCGATTCGCAAATAGATTTTGAGGCGCGCGTGAATAAGTTAGGTTTTGAATATTGGATCGTTAGGGACTTAGAAACATTTAAAAAATTTGTAGAAAATGTATGCGATTTACATTGTTGATCTTAAAATTTCGCTAAAAAAACCAGCTAAAAACACAAAATTAATAGTTAAAATATTGGAAAAATACCCTGTTATTTTGGACGAAAATAAAAATTTACCACAAAAAGAAAAAAATAAATTAGCCCTGAAACACTTGAAAACATTGGAATTATGCGATTTTGAAATAAAAAATATAAATTTTTCTTCAAATATTTGTTATATATATAAAAGTTTATAGTATATTTGTACCACATAAAACATAAAACAAAATGAAAACAGAAACACAAACACCAATTGAAATTGATAATTTGCATAATGCAATTATCAAAGTAATGCAAGACGTCAAAAATATCGACAAGTCAATGACTATCGGCGAGGGGCGTAATTCTTATAAAGGCGTAGCCGATAAGGACGTTAAATTTATTATAGGTCAATCAATGGCAAAAAACGGTTTAACCTGTTTACCTATAAACATACAACCGTCAATGAAAGTTGAGCGTTGGGAGGCTTTAGATTACTCAGGAAAACCAACGATGAAACAGTCAGTTTTTACCGAAGTTCTTTGTACCTACAAAATAACGCATTCATTAAGCAACGAATCGATTGAAATTCAGGGATACGGACACGGAGTTGACGCTCAGGACAAATCGGCTGGTAAAGCGTTGACCTATGCGCTTAAAAATGCTTTATTATATATGTTCTTAGTACCGACAGGATCAATCGAGGACACGGATAATACGCATTCTGATAAAATAGAAACACCAGCGCCAACAAAGCCCGAAATAACGCCTGAGCGATTCGTTAAGGCTTTGGAAGCGATTACAGCTGGAACGTACAAAAAAGAAACATTAGAACAAAATTTTAACTTAACAAAAGATCAAAAAGATGCAATTTCAAAACTATAAATTTCGCCCGTCAAGTATCGGTAAAATAATGACTGGATTCGATACGCCAAATTTAACAGAAGTAATGGAACGCGATTTAAGCGAATTACTTGCAAAAGTTACATTAACAGAACCGCAAGCAAAAAAACGCGATGAATTAACAAAGCGTCGCGATGCTGAAAAACAGCTTTCGGCTGGAGCTATTACATACGTTCACGACTTAGTAGATCAAATTTATTACGATTATAAGGATTTTATTACTTCTAAATATTTCGACAAGGGTATTATTTGCGAACAAATGGCAATTGATTACTTGAATACTAATTTATTTACTAATTACACGAAATTCCCTGAGGGAAAATACGAAAATGATTTCTTAGTTTCTAAGGGTTGCGATATTAAGGACGGTCGTATTATTCGCGATATTAAAAACGCTTGGAGCAAAAAAACAATGCCACGTTTTAAATCTGAAATTTTATCGCACGATTACAAATGGCAAGGAATTTCGTATATGTATCTTTTTGATGCTGACGAATTCCATTTGGACTACGTTTTAATGTCAACACCTGAAAATTTGATCGGGTACGAAAACAAGGATTTACATAACGTTGAAAATTTAGCTTTTGAAAAACGATATAAAACAGCTTCAATAAAACGCAATCCAGCTTTAGAAAAATTAATCGAACAGGCTGTTAAATTAGCACGTGTCGAAATGAATAATTATTTTGATTTACTTATTAACGATTAGGTTGCCAAACCACAGGGGCGCGCCTGTAACGCGCATTTTTATTAACTATTTATTTTAAAATTATGTCAACAATTACAGGAACATTAAAAACAATTAACGAAATACAGGTTATTTCAGAAAAATTCAGTAAAAGAACAGCGGTTATCGAAACGGCTGGCGATTATCCTCAACCGATTGAAGTTGAATTTATCAACGACAAAACGGATCTTTTAAATAATTTTTTCGGAGGCGAACAAGTTGAAGCAAAATACAATTTAAGGGGGCGCGAGTGGGTTGATAAAACAGGACAAACGCGTTATTTTAATACGATCCAAATTTGGGACATTAAAAACGTTTAAAATGGAAAAATTTAAAGGAACAATAGTAACAGGTGATTTTGATGAAAACACAGTAACGATCCAAATGGACAAGCCTATAACATTAAAAGCTGGGGAGTATTTTGTTATTCCGAAAGAAAAATATAAAGCACCGGAAATGTTGGAGATGTTAGAGGAATTAATTAGTGCAAATCCAATGCACGATGGCTGGCACGAGAAAATATTAAAAGCAAACCAACTAATCAAAGAAGCAACCGAAATTTAAGAAAATGGAAAAATTTAAAAAATTCCCTTGCGCTACGGCTTTCGAATTGGACGTTATCAATACTGTTAACAAAGTTATTCGTGAAAAAAAACTATCTGTTTTCAGCGTTGCAAAGTCAATGAATTACACGAATACAAAAAATTTAAAATCTATTTTAGCGCACGAAAAAAGTTGCACAATTGCAACCTTACAAAAATTTATTGATTTTATAGATTTACAAAACAAAAATTAAACAACAAGAACAATGAAAGAAGATAAAACTTGGCTATTGCTACCAATGTTAGCATATAGCAAATATAGTGATGGAACTAAAGAGTTCTCTTTTGGGTGGTTAACAAAAACATTTTTTATTAACTTTTAAACAACAATAACAATGGAAAACGGAAAACAACCAATTACACCAATTAACTATGACGCAGCTTATAGTTCTGAAGGGTTAACAAAGCGTGAATACTTTGCAGGATTAGCAATGCAAGGAATAATGGCATCATTAACAGAAATGCAAGCTAATGGAGGATCAATACTGCACCATGTAGGATTGAGTGAAACTCTAGCTAAAGAATCTGTGTGTATAGCAGATGCTTTGCTTTTAGAACTTGACAAAGCATAAAAGTATAACAATTGTAAAGCAGAAAAGTATAACTTAAAAACAAGAATAATGGAAAAAACAGCAGTAGAATGGTTGGAAGAACAAACAAGAAAACCAGAATGGCATTCGTTAAAAAGACAAGATATTTTTGAACAAGCCAAAGAAATGGAGAAGGAGCAGATTATTGATGCTTATAGAAGTGGTAAAATAAACCAATTAGAAAATAGTGAATTATACTACAACGAAGCATTTAAACAAAAATAACAATGATCGCAACGATTAAAACATACGGCGTTAAACATTCAGTTGAAACAAAAAACGATGAATTAGATTCAGACGAATTTTGCTCGGAAATGTTTAAATTGATGTTAACATCTGGATTCCATAAAGACAATTTAATTGATTCTTTACAGGAAATTATTAACGAGGAAAAAAAAATAAGGGTAAAACCTTAAAAATTTAAACACAAAATAAGGGTAAAACCTTAAAAAACTAAACAAAATGAAAACATTTAAAATTGAAGTGCCAAACGGGTACGAAATCGACAAAGAAAAAAGTACTTTTGAAAATATAGTATTTAAAGAAGTGAAAAAAAAATTGCCTAAAACGTGGAAAGAATTAGGCGGAATTGAAGGGTATTATGTATATAATGATTCAGATATTTTAGACGCTGATTGTAATACTATGCCAAAACATAGAAATGTATTTGCTACGCACGAACAAGCCGAAGCAAGTTTAGCTCTTGCGCAATTGAGCCAGCTTCGTGAGGTTTACCGTAATGGCTGGAAACCTGATTGGACTGTTGATAACGTAAAATTTTGCATTGGTATTGTAGAAGATAAAATTATAGAAACAACATATTATCAAAGTAGTACTTTTTTATCGTTTCAAGACGAGGAACCGCGCGATTTATTCCTTGAAAATTTCCGAGATTTAATTGAACAAGCAAAACCTTTAATGTCTTAAATATGTCAAACATACACAATTACGCCGATTTTACGTGGAAAGTTTCTAAGATCCTGAAAGGCTCAGGGCTTGCACCAAAAAACGGAATTTGGCTAACAATAAAAGTCAAAAATTTAGGATCTTTGTCGAAGCTCGTTCCTGTTAATTTAACGATTGATCAATACGAATATTACGCTAAATTGTTACGCGTCCAGCTTCATAACGATTCAGGTTTACCAATTAGCAAAGCGCCGAAATTTATTCGGGACGCTGTAAAAGCTGAACGAAGCGTTTGGCGAAAAATTACTAACTTTATTAAAAATTTATTCAAATGAAAAACGATTTAAGTAATGTAAAAAAAGGGGATAAAATCTGGACTATTGAAAATGGTTGGGAAAAAGTTTTATCAACTGATTATTCGGAAAAATATCCTATCGAAACGGAAAATTGTTGTTATACAATTAATGGAAAAAGATATTCAGAGGAGTTCCCCTCAGCATTTTTAGAATATCCATTTAAAGAACAAGAAATCGAAAAAGACACGCTTGTTTGGTATAGGGATAACGAATCAATGTCTTGGTTTATTGGGTATTATTCACATTATGAAAATGGTAAACATTATTGTTTTAATTACTCAAAAAAATCAACTGAAACAACATTAGCAACAGATTGGAAAATAGTAACAAATTTAAACCCTTTTTTATGAAACATTTATTAAATTTCCCGACGTATCTTTTAATTCGGCTTTTACAGTTGCCTTTATTTTGGCGATCTGTTTTATCTTATTCAAAACATACATTTTTAGCACACGATTATTTTATCGCTGTATTTGGTTACGGTGCGATTTTATTTAGCTGGCATTTATTGTGGATTGGCTTTTTAACTTATTGCGCATTCGTATTTTATGAAGTTTACAAAGATTATATGTTAAACGAAAAATTAAAAGATCAAGATTATGGAAACTAAAATATTAAAAATTTCCGAAATTAAATTAAACCCGAACAACCCACGTTTAATTAAGGACGATAAATTCGAAAAATTGGTTAATTCTATTAAGGAATTTCCTGAAATGCTAAAAATACGACCTATTGTAGTCAATAAAGATATGATTATTTTAGGCGGAAATATGCGATTTAAGGCGTGTAAAGAAGCGGGGTTAAAGGAAATACCTGTTATAGTAGCGAAAGAGCTTACAAGCGATCAAGAACGTGAATTTTTGATCAAAGATAACGTTTCGGGGGGCGAGTGGGACTGGAGTTTATTAAATGACTGGGACAAAGACGAACTCGATACTTGGGGCTTAGATATTCCAAATTTTGAAACGGAAGAAGTTTTAGAAGCTCAAGAAGATGATTTCGACGGAACTATTCCTGAAGAACCAATTACAGTTTTAGGCGATCTTTATGAAATAGGCGAACACCGTTTACTTTGTGGCGATTCTACGGACAGCGATCAAGTTGCAAAGTTAATGAATGGAGAAAAAGCCGATATGGTTTTTACTGATCCGCCTTATGGAGTTAGTTATACTGGAGGTCATAATAAAAAACAAAGAAAAGGAATAATTGCAGATGAATTGCAAGGAGAAGATTTATCAAGTTTATTTGAAGATTCTATAAATACAGCTTGTATATTTTCAAAAGATTCAGCTCCATTTTATATTTGGTATGCAGGAGGAAAATCAAAAGAAACATATTTAGGCTTATCAAAAACACCAATTGAAGTAAGAGCTGTGATATGTTGGTATAAAATAAAAAGTGGTTCAGGAGCTTTTATGTCTCAATATATACCAAATTATGAACCTTGTATTTATGGATATAAGCAAGGAAAATCAATTCAATGGTTTGGTGCAACTGATGAAAAAACAGTATGGGAATTTAAAAAAGACAATATAAATGATTTTCACCCAACACAAAAACCAATTGAAGTTGTTGAAAGAGCTTTAAATAATAGTAGTCAAAAAAATCAATTAATTTACGATGCATTTGGAGGAAGCGGAAGTACAATGGTTGGTAGTCATCAATTAAAAAGAAAAGCATTTTTAATGGAATTAGATCCAAAATATTGTGATGTAATTGTAAAAAGAATGATTAAGTTAGATCCTACTTTAAAAATCAAAAGAAATGGAGAAGATTTTACATTGCCATTTTAATGGAAAAGACGGTTATAAATTTGCTGAAAATGGAAAATGTTTTACTTATAATAAAAATTTAAAATCAAAAAGAAAGGCTTATCAATTAGCAAGTGAGCAAATGATAAAAGCAAAACATTTAAAAGATAAATAATGGCATACGACAAGGAGAAAATATTAGAACAGGCAAAGGAAATTAGTTTAGAACACGGATGTAATTCATTAAAGGATAAATTCAAAAACGAAAAAGAATTTACTGAAAACCTATTACCAAAATTAGAGGGCATAATAAAAACCGCATATAATTTAGATATTGATAAAATAGAATTAGAAAAGCAATTTAAATTAAACGAATACGGATTATTTTCTATTTATGCAGATATTTATATTACAACAAAACAGGGTAAAGATATTTTAATTGAATGTAAAAACCCAAGACACGACAAATCTGAAACTTTTAATGCGTTTGGACAAATAATGTCCTATCAATATTTATTATCAAAAACTCCGTTTAAACCGATTATAATATTGGCGACAAGTAATTTTGAATTTTATTACTTTGACTTCATTAAACAGTTTAATTTAGATTTTGACGTTATTATTAACAACAAAGAGAATACAGCTTTTTGGTTAAATGAATTTAAAAATGGCATATAAAACAGAAGACTTGTTTAATACTGCAATGGAGCAGATAAACAAAAACAAACTATTTTTTATTGAAGATATTATCGCTTATTTGCCTTGTAGAAAGTCAACTTTTTATGAGCATTTTTCAAACGAATCGGACTACTATAAAAGGATGTTTGAAGAATTAGAAAAAAACAGAACAGAATTAAAAGTGTCTTTGCGTTCAAAATGGTACAAGTCAAACGCGCCAGCTTTACAAATGGCGTTGATGAAATTGATTGCAACACCTGAAGAACTTAAAAAGTTATCGATGCAATATAACGACCATACAACGGACGGCAAAGAAATTAAACAAGCGCCGTCGATAGTGTTTAAAACGTTTAAAAACGATGAATGACATTGAAATTTCGAGTAAATTCGAACCATTATTTCAATTATTGGACGATACGGCGTTCCCTGAAGTTGATACGGTTGTATTGACTGGGGGACGATCGTCGTCAAAATCTTATAACGTTGCTTTGTTGTCGTTAATTGGTTTAGTTCAATACGGCTGGAAATCGCTTTACACTCGATTTACGAATACAAGTATTGGCGATTCAATTAAAACGGAAGTAAGCGACAAAATAGAACTTTTAAATTACGAAGATTACGTCGAGGATCAAAAATATCAAATAATTTCAAACAATAACGACGGACATATTTCATTTAAGGGCATAAAGACGGGTTCTAAGGGACAAACGGCTAACTTGAAAGGTCTTTCAGGGTTTAACTGTTTTATCGTTGATGAGGCGGAAGAAATACCGTCTTTTGAAACGTTTAAAAAAGTATTCTATTCGATACGACACAAAGAACGTCGTAATTTATCAATTTTGATATTAAATCCAACGATCAAAACCCATTGGATCTATAAAAAACTATTCAAAGAAAAAAATATCCCTGACGGATTTTGTGGCGTTGTCGATAACGTCCTTTACATACATTCAAGCTATTTAGACGTAAAACCTGAGTATATACCTAAAAATATCGTAAAAGATTACGAGCGAATGAAAGTAGAAAACCCAAACGAATACAAAAATATTGTTTTGGGGGGTTGGATTTCTGAGCTGGAGGGTACTTTGTTTAAACGTAATGAATTTAAAACTTTTGCGCTTAGTCAGGTAGATTTTACGGCTTCAGTTGGTAAACTTGCGTTTATTGACGTAGCGGACACGGGAAGCGATTTTCATTGTGTTGTAATTGGGGAACTGTTGGGCGATAAAATCTATATTATCGACGTGCTATTTACGCCACTTTCGACGGTTGAAAATGTTGATTTGAGCGCTCAAATTTTAAATAAACACAACCCTGAATTTGTACGTATCGAATCCAACTTCGGGGGATCAATGTACAATAGCCTTTTAACGCCTAAACTAAACACGTCAATAACGCCGTTATCTATTCGGGCTACAAAGAACAAGCATTCGCGTATAATTCAAATGTCAGGATTTATAAAAAATCATTGTTTATTTAGAAACGATTACGAAATAGGATCTGACTACGATAAATTTATGGAAAACATACACGAGTACACCTCAGACGGAAAAGCTGAACACGACGACGCTCCTGACGCGCTCGAGGGGCTTTGTTCAATGATTAGATCGTTTCACTCGCATTTATGGCAATAAAATAAACTTTTTACTGCTTTTTACTGACTTTTTTTTAAGTTTTTCTTAGTGTTTATATGGTTTATAGCTGAATAGTAAAAACAAAAAAAGTTTTTCCCTATTCTTATATACATTTTTTCAGGGAGTTTGTAAAAAATATTTTTTTTCGAAAAAACTTTAAAAGTTTTTACTTTTGGGCTATATCCCTTTACCAGCCTCAGAAAAAGTTGAGTAAAAAGTCAGTAAAAACATCTAAGTTTATAGTAAACTTTTTACTTATTTACTATAATAGACGTGAAAAAAGAATAATAATACTACTAAACTATAAAATTTTATAGAGAAAAATGGCGGTTTTATTGAGAAAAAGTCAGGTAAAACTTTATTATGTTAAATAGAACTTTTTACTATAAACAAAAAAAAAACCTACTCTATTAAAGTAGGTTAAAAAGATCCAGTAAATTAATCGGACGTTTTTATTATTGTAAATTGATTATTTCTTTTAATTCATTTGTTGAATATTGCCCTGTTTGTAACAAAGTATTAAAGGCATTCGCTTTTTTCTCGAGTACTTCGGCTTTCTCTTTTAAATTTTCCTGAAG